TTAAACATAGTATAAAGACAAAAGTATGACGAGAATCAGTATTCGTTCGTGATAACTATACTTGTCAAAAGACTAAAATCAGAGGCGGTAAATTACATCCACACCATATCAAGAATTTTGCTGAATATCCAGAATTGCGGTTTGCAATAGATAATGGAATTACTTTTTCTGAAAAAGCTCATGAAGAATTTCATAATATATACGGGAGAAAAAATAATACATTAGAACAAGTTTTAGAGTTTATATATGACAATGTATGCTGATGTACCACAACCAGAATTAATAAGAGGTGTTAAATATTGGAAAAATCCCAAGAATAAATTTAACATTTTCATGTTGCATTATACAGCCGATCCAGATAAAGATCCAGAAAGAAATGGTAAAGAATGGTATGAAAATGAACGAGCAGGTACACCTCTAGCTGATTGGAATAAAGAATATGAGATAGATTTTTCTTCTCGTGCTGGTAAATTAATATTTAGTTCAGAGTTTTGTGACTTTAATCCGAATATTCATTTCGTTAAATCATTTGAATTTGATGGTTCGACGGAGTTTATAATGTCATTAGACTTTGGACAAAATAATCCAACGGCTGGTTTGATTGGTGCTTGGACAAAAGATAATCGACTTTATATTATCGATGAATATTATAAAGCAGCCTTACCTAGTGTGTCTAGCCGAGAGATGTTTGATCAGTTTCGGTATTTAATGTCAGATGATCCTGAGTTTAGAACTAAGTCAATTTCACAAAAACGTCAAGCAGCTGATATAACTTTTCAGATAAAAGTCATTGATCCTAGCACAGTTTCTAAAAATCGTACTAAAGTTAGAGAAGGTGAAGAGATTCCTTATTCTGTATTAGAAGATTTTTACGATCATGGTTGGGATTTTGAAGCCGCAAATAATGATGTTGAAGGTGGAATTACTAGGATTAGAGAATATTTTCAATTAGATAGCAACCAGCAAGCACATTTATATATTTTTAAAGATAAATGTCCAAATCTTTGTATAGAATTACAGAATTACCGCTATAAAAAGTTAACTGAATTACAAGAAAAGACTAGAAACCAGCCAGAAGAACCAGTTAAAAAGAATGATCATGCAGTTGACGCACTTAGATATATGATTATGACTCGACCTTATAATGTAACGGAAGCACCTAAACCTTTAAATAGAATTCAGCGAGATATTCAAAATTTAACTAGGCCTAAAATTTTGAATTTCGATGATGATAGTGAGCAATTTTAATAATAACGCTCTTAGATCGCTAATACCGCTCTAAGATCGACAACAAAAAAATGAACAACAAACAAGAAGCATTATCAATGCTTAATTGTTCTGTAGACCAGAACATGAATTTAAAAGCCTCTAATTATGAGGTTGGTGATTTTCCTAATAAACAAACGGCTGATTTATCGTGCTATCATTATTGGCAAGATTGGTATTATCCACAAGTAATAAAGGAAAGTTATCCGGTTTATATTCAGGAGAGAGCAATTGATAAAGGTAAACAAGCATTTGAGATAATTAAGATTTTAAAGGATAAGAAATTAGTTAATCTTAATAAAGTTTCGGATTTTATAGATTTAATGGATGAGTTAATAAAAATTTTATAATTAACCTAAAAAAGTATGGAATTTCAACAACGTAGTGAACAATTTCAAAATGAAATTGAACAATTACAAAAGAAGTATGGCGTGCAAATGTATGCCGCCTACGCACTTTTACAAAACGGCGAAATGATGCCATTAATTAAATTAAGGGATTTATTACCGCAAGAGGCGGTAGTAGAGCCTAATAAAAAGTATGAAGCTAAACCCAAAACCCGGGATATTGCTAGTGAAAAAGCATAAATATTCTCAGATAAAAGCTAATATGGTGATTGAAGAAACAGATGAGGATAAGAGATTAATTACCGCAGAAGTTTTATCTAGCGGCGATAAAGATTATAAAAAAGGTATTACTATAATATTTGGTAAATATGCACTATTCCCTTTAACTTTACAAGGAGAAGATTTCTTTTTTCTTGATAAAGAAGACGTGATTGGTGTGTGTGACTATAAAGAATAATATGTACAAAGAAATTTTATTTAACGCAGATGCACGCAATAAAATATTAAAAGGTGTACAAATTGTAGGAGATGCAGTAGCTTCTACTCTCGGCCCTCGCGGTCAGAATGTTATATTTGAAGAAAGTTCTTTCCCGACTATTACTAAAGATGGCGTTACGGTAGCTAGAGAAATTTTTCTTAAAGATAAATTTGAAAATATGGGCGTGATGATAGCACGCGAAGCTGCAGAAAATACAAATCGAATTGCTGGAGATGGTACAACTACTACTATTGTTTTATTACGTTCTATCTTTGAAGAAGGCCATAAAGCAGTTGCTAGCGGTATGAATCCAATTCTTATTAAGCGCGGTATGGATTTTGCTTTAGAACAAGTGATTAAATTATTAGATAAGCAAACTAAAAAAATTACTACAGCAAAAGAAAGATTACAAATTGCTACTATTTCTGCAAATAATGATATAGATATTGGAAAATTAATAGTAGATGTTTTAGATAAAGTCGGTGTTGATGGAACAATTACTGTGACGAATTCTAATTCTTTAAAAACAGAGATCGAGTATGTTAATGGAACAAAATTAAATCAAGGCTATCAATCACATATATATATTAATGATCCGAAGCATTTAGCGGCGGTAAGTCAGGAACCAAAGATTATTATTTGTACTGATGATATAACTATGCAGGCGCAATTAGTGCCGATAATACAAAGACTTTTGAATCAGAGTGAAAGAAATATAGTTTTATTAGCAAATAGTATTTCTGGGCAAGCGTTGGCATTTTTAATTCAAAATTATCTTCAAGGAAAATTTAGTTGTATTCCAGTAAAATTACCATCATTCGGCGATTATCAAAAGGATTTAGTTTATGATTTAGCGCAACTTACTGGCGCAACAGTTCTTGGAAAAGAAGAAGCTAAAAAATTAGAAGACGGTGATTTAATAAACTGCGGTACTTGTGAATCAGTAATAATAGATAGGACACAAACAATTTTAGCAGGAGCTTTAGGCGATGTTAAAGGAAAAATCGAAGAAGTAAAGGCTCTTTTAAAAGATGAAAAAGATGAATATCGCAAAGATAAATTAAAAATTAGATTAGGACGTTTAACTGGAAGTATTGCTAATATTAAAGTTGGTGGTGCTTCCGAATCAGAACAAACCGAAATTAAATATCGTATTGAAGATGCTTTAAACGCTACGAAATCAGCTATTGAAGAAGGAGTAGTTGAAGGCGGCGGTATGGCATTACTTAAGTGTATAGAAGATATAGATTTAGGAGTGAATATGGAATCAGAAGATAAGGAATTTATTGAGGGTATAAAAATAGTTAAACGAGCTTTAACAAAACCTTTACAAAAGATAGCAGATAATGGTGGAGTTTCAGGAGAAGCGGTAGTTGGTAAGATATTAGATCATGGTTTAGGTTATAATGCTTTAATTAATAAATATGAAGATCTTTTTAAAGCAGGAATTATTGATCCTAAAAAAGTAGTTAGAAATGAAATTCAGAATGCAGTAGCAACAGCCGGTATATTACTTACCAATAATTGTGCTATTACTAGGATTGATGAAAAATAGTATGCAACAAAATATTGGAATATTAGGCTATGGAGAAATTGGTAAAGCAATTGAAAAATTTTATCAAGATCCTATTAGATATAAAATATCTATTGCTGATAAAGATTTTGATAGATTAGCTAGTGATCTTAATATATTACATGTTTGTATACCAGATTCGAAAGATTTTAAAAAGATTATATTACATATAGCGAGTAAACATAATCCTGAATATATAGTAATTCATTCCACAGTAAAAGTCGGTACAACTAAATGGCTTAATGAAAGACTTAATAAAGTAGTTCATAGTCCGTGTATGGGTGTTCATCCAAATCTTTATGAAGGTATTAAGACTTTTAAAAAATTTATTGGTTGTGATGATATCGGCATTGGCGGAGTTATTCAAGACCATTTTAATGAAATTGGAATCGAAGAAACTGAAGTAGTAATAGATTCGCGAAATACAGAATTAGGTAAATTATTAGATACAACTTATTATGGATTATGTATTAGTTATCACGGTTATATTAACGATCTTTGTAAAAAATTAGATTTAGATTTTAATACAGTAGCGACCGATTTTAATGAAACTTATAATTGGGGGTATAGTAGATTAGGTATGCCACAAGTTATTAGACCAGTATTAAAAGCGCCGGAGAATAAAATTGGTGGCCATTGTATTATACCAAATGCTAAAATATTAATGAAACAATTTGGCATAAATAATATTTTAAAAAGTATTCTTAAATACAAATAATATGGAATCTATAGTTATTATAATTTTATTTGTCGGTACTTTAGCATATTTATATTTTTCTCAAAAACAACGAGATAAAGTAGAGAAAGACAGATTTCGTGAATTTGTAATTGCGAATAAGAGTAAAGATATAACTGAATATGTTCAAGCGGTACCGAGTGAAGAAAAGTTTGAAATTAAAAAAGAAGATGAATTAATCGATCTTGATCAATTAACTCCTGAAGAATTACTTGCTATTAAGAACGAAGAATTAAAATAGTATGCAAATATCAAAAATAAAAATTAAAAAACTTATACCCGTTAAAGGACATATAGGTTTTGTATCTTGCGTTATTGATAATTGGTTATTTTTAGGTAATATTGCAATTTTTTCTCGGTTAAACTCTGATCAAATTAGATTAGTTTTTCCCGAGAAAAAAATAGGGGAAAAGAAGATTTCGATATTTTACCCCTTAACAAAGGAAGCCTATTTTGAACTAGAAAAAATAGTTCAAGAAAATCTTAAAAATCTATGATAGATTTAAAAACATTACAAGGCAGTGATATTAAACCTGGTGATAATGACGTAGCAATTTTTATAGATACTCTTTTTGATGATACTTTAAAATCATATTTAAAATATCATCGGGATTGGTATCTAAATGAGCGTTTTGCTAGAGGCGATCATTGGGTAGTTTATAATAAAACTATTAATAAAGTTCAATCAATTCCATCAGTTAATGGTGAGGTACGTCGGACAGTCAATAAAATTAAAGCGCAAATTAGAGGCGTTAAGAATTTTATTAAACGGAATCAGCCACGCTGGGAAGTGCAACCTGATGATAGTTCTAAAGAAGCGCAAGAAATAGCACAAAAAAAGAATAAAATTTTACAATATATTTATCGGACAAAGCAAATTCCTTTATTATTAACCGATGTAATAGTTTCATCTTTAAAATTTTCCGTCGGTATTTTAGAAATAGGCATGGTAAATAAAAACGGCAAAGATGAGATTGATATGTGGGTTAATGATACTTTTGATATTTTAATTGATCCATATGCAAGAGATAAAGCGTCGGCGCGGTTTATATTTAAAGCTTTTAAAAAACCGGTAACTGCTATTAAAAATAACAAAGATTATACTATAAAAGGCGATATCGTGCCTGATAATAAATTAGCATCAACCCAATATGGTCAATTACTTGAGATGGAAAAGAAAGGTTCTGATATCAAAGGTAGTTCTAAAGATATGGAATCAGCAATTGTTAAAGAATTATGGATTCAATTTACCGACGCTGAAGGTAATTCTAAAGTAAAGTTATTTACAAATTGTTCTAAACAATTAATCCGAGTAGCTGATATGCCTTATCGGAAGATACCGGAATTTGTTTATAATCCAGAAAAAGAAGCAAATTCTATTTATAGCGATCCTTGGATTAAACCTTTAATTTCTTTAAATAAATCATTAGATAAAACTGCTAGTCAAATTGAAGGTTATATTCAAAGAATGTTAGCCGGTAAGTATATGATTAAACAAGGTGTTGAAGTTAGTAGTATTACTGATAAAGGAGCAGAAAAGATTTATTATAAAGGTAATGTAATGCCGACGCAGATGAATTTACAACCTTTACCAGCATCACCTTTTTCTTATATAGCTAATTTAGAGAGATGGATTGAAGAATTTGGTGGTATTAGAGAAGCATCTCTTGGCCGAGTCCCTGGACAAATTACTTCCGGTAAAGGGTTAGAAGCTTTACAATCAGCTGACGCTGGTACAGTAGCAGAACCTATTGAAAATTTAGAGATGTTTTTACAAAATATTGGTGAATTTATTTTAGAATTAATTGAAGATCATGTAGTTACTAGCCAAGAAATTACCGAAGATGGCGAAACTATCAAGTTTATCGGCGCTAAAGCTTTAGTTGCTCCCGATGGAACAAAACGGGCAGCACCAGAAGGAGCTGTACCGATTAAAGCATCAAAAGTTAAAGTTGTGATAGTACCAGAAATTTCATATAATGAAGAAAATAAGAAAGAATGGATGTTAAGATTAGCAGAAGCTAAAATTTTACCACCTGAAGTTCTATTAGAAAAATTATCGATTTCTAATGTTGGTGAAGTAATTGAAAAAATGAAAGTAATGCAACAAGAACAGTTTAAACAGGAAATGACGAAACAAGCAGCTAGTCATCAATCAGCTGGTGGCGGAGGTGCTCCTCAAGATACAGCAGATTTAGCAGATCAAGAAAATATGCAAATGGCATCAGGTAATCAAGTTCCGCCAACACCACAAGCTTTATGGAGCCCAGAACACACACAATTACATATGGCATTTATACAACAAAACGGCGATGCTTATGGTCAACATCAAGATTTGTTTGATGAACATATTAAATTAGAAGAGGGTTATAGTCAACAATAATTATTAATTATATTATATGGCGATAAATGCAAAAGGATTTTTAAAAACTATTTCAGATAATATTAGTGGAGCAGGAGAAACTATTAAAAATTATTCTTCGGCTTTAGGAACTAAAAGAGCACAAAGTAAAATGATTCAGAATTATGTAAATAGTAAACCGTCAAAATTACCGCCGGAAAAAAGAAGTATTAGTAATGTAATAGCAGAAAAAGAAAGTATGGATAAAGCTTTAAGAGCTAAGATTAGTAAAAAAAATCCAAGTTTATTAAAATAGTAATTTATATACTTCGCCTTTCGGACTTGGGCGTTAACAAGCCCGTTAATTAAAACAGTATGCCAGAAGAGATTAAAGAACAGGTTAAAGATGCCTTAAATGGTGGTGCCGCTCCTGTTCCAGCGCCAGAAGTTGTTCCTTCGCCGGAAGTAAAACCGGAGGCTCCTAAAACGGAACCTGTAGTCGTAGATAAGAAAGAAGAGCAGATTAGTAACCTCAACGCTGCTCTAAAAGAAGAACGAGAAGCTCGTAAACAAGAGTCCGAAGCTCGTAAAAAGATCGAGGAAGAATTCAATGAAGCTAAACCTATCATTGAAAGATTCAAAAATCTTATTACTCCTGAAACAGCGCCTATTGACGAAAAGCCGAAATATATGACTCAAGAAGAGTTTGAAACGGCTTGGCAGGCGAAGCAGGAAGAAGCGAAGCAACAGACTTTTAAAGAGAAACAGGCTGAGATTATTAACTCTGAAGTTGTTACACTTGTAAAAGAGTGGGACGGAACAGAAGGTCGACCAAAATATGTCGACGAAGAAGTTCTTAAATGGCAACAAGAGAATCAAAAGCTTTATCTCTCACCGAAAGAGGCTTTCACTTTAATGAAAGCGAACGAGATTAGAGATTGGGAGGTTAAACAAGTGCTTTCAGGTAAAAAGAAAATCGAAAATGTAGAACAACCAGGTGTTAGTCCTGATATTCACACTGCTCCTGATAATTTGCCTAAAACAGACAAAGAATTAAGAGAACAGATTGAAGCGGTGATTAATACTCCGGATGAAATGTAGCTTACAAATTTAAAACAAAAATATGGCACAATCAGTGTCTACTCTTGCCAATGCGGCAATGAGAATTTACGATAAAGTTGTCCATGAACAGGTGTTTAAAAAGAACGTTTTGTTCATGAATATTT